AGCCTTTAACGGAAGGTGGTGAGAATGATGAAGACGATACCGATTAAAGGTACAATAGTCAGTAATGACGATAAATGGATCTATGATTGGTTTGGAATTGAAGCAGTATGTCCTAAAGATGTAGCCATGCAATTAAAAGAGGCTGATGGTGAGGAAATAACAGTTGAAATTAATTCCGGTGGTGGAGATGTTTTTGCTGGGAATGAGATATATTATCTTATTTCACAATATAAAGGCAAAAAAACGAATGATATAGTAGGATTTGCTGGAAGTGCTGCATCTATTATTGCAATGTCCAGTAGATGTAGAATAGTCCCAAGTGGATTAGTAATGATACATAATGTTTCTGGTGGTGCACGTGGTGATTACCATGTCATGGACAAAACATCGGAAGTATTAAAAACAGCAAACAAAGCTATCTCAAATGCCTACATTGCAAAAACTGGGTTATCCCAAGAAAAATTACTTGAACTTATGGATCAAGAAAAGTGGATGGATGCAAAAGAAGCACTGGAATTAGGCTTTGTTGACGAAGTTATAAATGATAGCGGCAAAATTGCAAATCAACCTATAAAAGCATTGTACAATTCAATGTTNGCTAATGTATTAAGTCCAGAAATAATAGAAAAAATAAGAAACACGATTAAAAATCCGAACGACATTCAAGANAATGCAGGGTCGGATTTTTTAATGCAAAAAATGAAATCAAAATTAAATCTTTTAAAATTGAAAGGAGAAAGAAGATATGAAATTTAAAAACTATCAAGAGTATATGGAACTACGAAACGAAATGATTGAAGAGGCAAACAATCTGCTTAATGAAGGAAATATTGAAGCGTCAAACGCTAAGCAGGAAGAAATCAAACAGCTAGACAACGACTGGGATGAGTTTGCAAAAGCGCAGGCTAATCTCAACGCATTAAATAATGTTAAGCCGCCAGTTAATGTACTAAGAAATGGTGTAGTGGACACATTTAACAGCAATGCAAATGACGACATTTATAACTCCGACGAATACAAAAAGGCGTTTATGAATTATGTGGCTAAAGGAGAGTCAATTCCTGCACAACTTAGAAATGCAGACGCCGTCACCAAAACATCAGATGTCGGTGAAGTAATTCCCACTACCACCATGCAGAAGATTGTAGAGAAGATGGAAGCTACAGGTATGATTTTACCTTTAGTGACTAGAACGGCTTATAAGGGCGGCGTTACTCTTCCTACTTCTAATGTTAAGCCAGTTGCTACATGGGTGGCAGAGGGTGCTGGTTCTGATAAGCAGAAAAAGACTACTGGATCCATTACATTTGGTTATCATAAATTAAGATGTGCAATTTCCTCTAGTTTAGAAGTTGACACAATGGCATATCCAGTGTTTGAGACTACCTTTGTAAATAATGTTGTTGAAGCTATGGTTAAGGCGCAAGAGCAGGCTATTATTAGTGGTAATGGCAATGGAAAACCTAAAGGCATTTTAGCAGAAACTGCACCTTCAGGACAAAANATTGATGTTGCTGCAGATGCTGATTTTACATACGGAACACTTATAGATGCAGAAGCTGCATTACCTTTNGCATATGAAAATGGTGCTGTATGGTTCATGACAAAGAAAACTTTCATGTCGTTTATTGGTATGACAGATGAAAACGGACAGCCCATTGCTCGTGTGAATTATGGCATTAATGGTAAGCCTGAAAGAAGTCTACTAGGCAGACAAGTTATCTTAAATGATTACATGACAAGCCTAGGAGCGACCATTGGAGATGATACAGTAGTAGCTTTCTTGTTTAATCCTAAGGATTATATCCTTAATACCAACTTGAATATGACTATTAAGAGATATGAGGATAATGATACTGATGATCAAGTAACTAAAGCTATTATGTTAGTAGATGGTAAAGTAGTAGATAAAAACAGTTTAGTAACTATCACNAAGAAAGTAGNTGANGGCTAATGTANACAGTTGTTAAACCCTTTAGGGATAAGTACACCGGGAAGATTATTCTTCCCGGAAGTACATTTATATGTGATGAAAATGATAGGATAAAAGATTTAATCAATCGTGGACTAATCAAAAAGACTATCCTAGAAGATGGTGGCTATAAAGACTACCTTCAAAAATATCCTGCTACAGATGATTATTTATCAAGCTTTACTAAAAAAGAAATCCAAGTCATGTTAGAGGAGAAAGGTATTGAGTATAGTCCCAGGCAAACAAAGAATGAATTAATTAAACTGCTCCAAGGCGGTGATTAAATGTTAAATGATATTAAAGATACACTAAGGGTAAGTGGAGATGATTTAGACGTCGAAATACAGGACCTAATAGATAGCGCCAAGGCAGACCTTGTTCTTAGCGGTGTGCATAAGGCCAAAGNTAAAGATGATGACCCATTGATTAAAAGGGCTGTTATCCTTTATTCTAAAGCAAACTTTGGATATGATGACCCTAAAATAGCAGACCGTTTTATGGCGGCATATAACAGTCTTAAACATCACTTAACATTATCAAGTGAGTATACAGTAGGTGGTGACTAGGTGAGAGGTTATAGGTATAAAATAGACTTTTTAAAACACACAAAAACTAAAGATGAATATGGAGAACCTATAGACAGTTGGGAGCCTTTTAAGACTGGAATATGGGCCAGTAAAGACCCGTTAATCGGTAAAGAGTTTTTTACAGCCTTAACCACAGATAATAAGGTTGAGGTTAAATTTAACATGAGATTTATCCCGGACATAACAAGCGATATGCGAATAAGACACGGCAATGAAATATACGAGATTATAGGTCCTCCTGTTAATGTTAAAGGTCTTAATAGGGAATTGCTCTGTTATTGTAGGTTGGTGGAGTAAATGAAGTTTAAATTTGATGTTGATATGCGAGAGTTACAGAAAAGCTTAAAAAAGCTTGGCAATGTACCACAAAAACACGTTACAGCGTCGGCAAGAAAAGGAATGAGCATAGTCTTAAAAGATGCTAAGACAAACGCACCATACGATACTGGGGCATTAAAAAAAGGAATGAAGCTACAGGGCGAAAGGTCACGATACAAAGGCAAGAAAGTTTACAAAATTATATTTGACCCGGCCATGAACCATATATTCCAAAAGAAAAACCAAGCCGGGGAAATCGTGGCCTACTATCCAATATCGCAAGAATATGGGTTTTTCGCCAGAAATGGTCGATACATTCCTGGATACCGATTTATTCATGACAGTCTTGCAGATAATGCTGGACAGATGGAGCGGGTGATCATTAAGGAAATGAAAGCCAAAATCGACCAGGAGATTCGAAAGGCGGGACTAAAATGAAGGTTAAAGAATTAATTGCAATACTTGAAACGCTTGACGCTGAAAAGGAAATCAGATATGATTCGTATGAATTTACTGGAGATTTCCCGATTGAAAAAGGTGTATCCCTGAAAAGCGAGGGCGGACAAGAGTATTATTGCATCGAGTAGGTGGTGAGGCTATGGAAAAAGCATTGTTGTACGAATTAGAACGAGCAATCCCGGAACTTGCAAATAATATCTATCCGACCAATGCGCCGGAAACGGCAAACAAGCCTTATTTAGTTTACGCAAGGATTAATACTCAAAAAGATAAAACGCTTCAAGGATATGCAAATAGTGAAGCGTTAAGCTATATGTTTTCCATTATGGCAACTAAATACGGCGACATGAAGTCCTTAACCAAAAAGGTTGAGGATTTTTTAATGTCTTTACCCAGGACATCTATAGGCGAAGAAAACATCTACATAGAAGACTTGACTATAAACAACGTAACCGAACAATACGAACACGAATTAAAAGTTAACCGTGGAATTATAGATTTCACGATTTATATTTAGAAAGGAGAATAAATAATGGCAGAAAGAGCGCTAGGTACAAAAATTTTGAAAGACAACGTAGAAATTGGCGGCTTAACATCTATCGGTGGAATAGAGATTACCGCCGACACTATAGACGTTACCACATTATCAAGTGATGGCGGATATCGTGAGTTTATAGGCGCATTTAAAGACGCAGGGGAGGTATCCCTTGGAGGATACTTTGAACCGGACGATACCAGCGGACAAGTAGCATTACAAGACGCACTAGACGGCGGACTAGCAGAAGATTACACGATTGAATTCCCTACTACTCCAAAAGCAGAATGGACATTTAAAGGCGTAGTAACTGGCTTTAAAGTCGGTGACGCAGAGGTAGACGGAACCATAGCATTTGGAGCAACAATTAAAGTAAGTGGTCGCCCTGTTTTAACAGTAACAGAATAATGGGTAGGCAAGTCCTACCCTTTCTTTTGATAAATGGAGGTAATTATATGGCATATGTTGAAATTAAACTAGATAAAACTAGAAATTTTAAATATGGAATGAGAGCATTCGACAGAATCGAAAAGAAACTAAAAAAGAAAATATCTAAGATTGATATGGACGATTTAAGCATAGAAGAAACCGCAACAGTTATTTGGGCGGGTCTAGCACATG